GGTATGACCTTCAATGGCAAGTGCTTAACAGCAAGAATTTCGGCGTCCCACAGAATAGGGAAAGAGTGTTCATTATCGGATGTCTTGGAGGAGAAAGTATCGGACAAGTATTTCCTGTCGGAGGCGATGATAAACAATATCCTACGGCATATGAGGGAGAAAAAGTTGGAATAAAACTTATAAATAGTATGGCTCAAGAAACAAATATAAGTGGTGCTTGTGTTGCTCAATATGCTAAAAATCCCAGACAATCTGGTGCTACTTATGTCAAAGCCGTTCTCACTCCAGACAGATTAGAAAAACGACAGAATGGCCGCAGAATGAAAGAGGATGGAGAACCGAGTTTTACTCTGACCGGGCAGGATATACACGGAGTAAGTTATGAGAATAAAATTCGCCGCCTCACTCCCACCGAATGTGAACGCCTACAGGGATTTCCTGACGGATGGACAGAGGGAGTAAGCGATAGCCAAAGATACAAATGCCTCGGCAATGCGGTAACGGTGAATGTGATTGAGTATATCATAAGCAAGATGTTTGCCTAACCCAAGGAGGATGAAGGATGAGGAAGAAATTAGAACACCCAATGGCATACCATTATTGTCGCAAAGAAAAGACAAAATTACATATCGGAGATATAACTTACCATTTTTGCCCACATTGCGGAAAGAGATTAAAATTTGTTGAAAATAAAGGCCGAGATAGGAGGTAATCTATGAAGAAAGAACTCGCCCAGAAGAATGAAGAAATAGCAAGGCTGAAGGAGCAGAGAAAAGAAATTATAAATCAGATATTTGAATGGCAAAAGAAGCACGGGATAGTTAGTATTTGTTCAAAACATCAAATTCCTTACGCCGATTGCGATTTATGTAATGCCCAGATTGAAGTAAAACTCAAATCTCAAAAGTTATCGGTGGAGGAGATAGAGAAGATCTTAAATAACGAGTCTTGGGAAAATGGAGTAACTACTACCCTACAAGGAGAAAAGATAAAACGCTATCATATACCCGACGAAAACTTTGAGAATGTAGCAATAGCCATCTCATCAGCAATGGAGGGGAAGAAGTGAAAATAGGAACTTTAGCTTGTAGATTATTCGGACATAAGTTTATTGGTCAGAAGGAAGAACTTGTTAAGGATAACGGAATATTAGGGATAATAACTCAAACGCACTATCAAGCAATAGATTATTGTATTCGTTGCGGAATAAAAAGAGAAGAACTTAACACCGCAGAAGGAGGGAAGGGATGAAAGGGAAATGTAAGCACGAAATAAAAGAAGGGTTTTGTTCTGCGTGTGATGATGTTTGTTCTTATTATGATAAACAGGATTATGAGCTTTGCGAAACCTACGAGGAAGAAGCACTCCCCAAGAAAGGACTGAAATGAAAACGCCTACGCCTGAAGATATTTTGATTAGATTATGCTTGGATATGAGAGACCCCAAAGATTTTACAGCCCCATATTTAAGAATGAGACAAGCCCTCTCCTCCTTGCGTGAGTGGGTGTTGGCGAAGAAGAAGGAAATTATTGCTTATACGCCTAATGACCCTGATAGAGCATACAACCAAGCGTTATCTGACATAGCGGAGTTACTAAAATGACACATCCAAAACATAGTTTATATTGTAAGGTATGGCGGTTAAGAAATATAGATAGAATTAGAATATCAGAAAGAGAACGCCAAAGGAAATGGCGTAAAGATAACCCCGAATTAGCTAAGCAGAAAGACAAGGAAAAGCATATTAGACACAAGGATAAAAGAAACGCCTATGGTAAAGAGTATTATGAAAAACATAGAGATGAATTATGTTTTAAGAAACAGAGGAATGAAAGAAGTTTGAGGTATTATTACCAAAACAAAGTTAAGGCACTTGCCCGAAATACATTAAATAAGGCAATTAAGAGAGGATTGCTTTCCAAGAATGATTTCTGCTGTATTTGCGGAAGTGATAAATATATCCAGGCTCATCACGATGACTACAATAAGCCTCTTGATGTGCGTTGGGTTTGTAGAAAGTGCCATTACAAACTTAGCAACCAAGCACTCCAAGACATAGCAGATTTATTCAAATAATCGGAAGGGGATGTGGCGGGAAGCCAGAGGGTAATTCCCTCACTAATGTAAAGGATTTGCGGCTAAAGCAGAGTTCGGCTACGGTAAACCTGCAGATAAAATCGCCCAGAGTCAACCGACAAACGCCCGTAGACGAGTTGACTGCCATCCCTTTCCGAAGTAAAAGGAGGACTGATGGAAAAGATAAGGTTAGAGGGTAGTTGTTTATGTAATAGAAACTATACGCATATTATTGAACTCACCCCTTCCGAACTCATTGAGCAGTTAATAGAGCAAGGATATGGTTGCCAAATAGACAGCTCTGGAAAGTGGTTTATTGATAAATTCCAAATGCACCAGCCCAAGCAAGAATGCGAACACGAGTGGGAATTAAGAGATGCAAATTATGAAAGTAATGCAGTCGTATACAGCATGTGTAAAAAATGCGGCAAGGTGAAGGAATTCGATAGTCCCAAGCCAGAACCCAAGCCCATAGAGGAATTAAGCCCAACAGGAATGTATGGAAATGAAGAATTTTATAGATTAGCAAGTAAAATCAACGAGTTGGTGAGGGCAGTGAATAAGGAGAAAGCCCAACATGCCGTTATTTACGCCAGGGCGCCTGCTGTAGGCCCTGGCGTACTCTAACCGAGGCTTGCATCTACTTTGCCCCCTTCGGCTCCTGGCGGGGATGTATTCGCTACCAACATAAACGTGATCTTAGAGTTCAAACGCATTGAAGTATATTTTCCTCAAAAGAAGCTGCAAAAAGAGTTTGAGAAATCTACGCCGCTGGCCACTGCGGATCGTCTTAAATTGTCGGCACTTTTACTTGAAATCGAGCAAGCACAAAACCGCCTCGCCCACCTGCGTTCCATCGTCGAGAAAATCCTCAACCGCAGTATTTAATTCCCTCACAAAACTTGCATAACCCATTGTAAATCACTATACTTATAATAGGCGTAAAAGAATCAAGGACAATCATTTTATCCATATTGGAGCCGAGCTTGATCTCTGACTGCGCCTACTTAACCCACGGAGGTCCCAGCGTCCATGCCGACATTCAACAACTGTACCGCCATCAACTGCATCCGCAACCTCCCGGTTAAAACCCAGGCGCCCATCAGCGCTTATTCGATAGAGCGTACTTGCCGATCGGCTCGTGACAACTCATGCCGTGTCAAATTTGAAAATAGCACCTATTTTACTCCTATACATAAAGATGCCGAAGATAAATTATAAATGCCCTGTTTGTAGCAAAGAATTCATGGATTGGCCCACCCAAAAACGCATATACTGTTCGAAAAAGTGTCTTTATATAAAAACTTCCGAAAGAATGAAATCCCAAGTTCATACAGAACAGCGTCGGAAACACATGTCAGAACTAATGACTGGGTCAGGCAATCCATCCTATGGCGTCCCGGCATCAATTGAGCGCCGGAGTAAGGTTAAGTTGTCTTGTTTGGGTATAAATCGTGGGAGCAATAATGGTAATTGGAAAGGCGGACGAGTGGCCCTTCGGTATGCCCTAAAGCAAATTCCAGCCTACTCCGACTGGCGTCATCGGGTGTTCGTAAGAGATGGCTTTACCTGTTGTGAATGCCATAAAACCGGTGGGAAACTACATGCTCATCATATCAAACCTTTTTCCCATATATTGAAACAATATGAAATTGTTACATTAGATCAAGCTCTTAATTGCAAAGAGTTATGGAACACGGACAACGGAGTGACGCTCTGCATAACTTGTCATGCTGGGAGACATCCGGAAGTTGGCCTTTTCGCTCCGTCCCGCGTGCGTTTTGACATAAGCCATAATTTTACGCCCCTGGGGGCTAGAGAGCCCCAGGACAGCACGAACGCCGGCGAAAAGGGTCATTCCCTTGCCGGGGCCTTACCCCCGGCATAGCCGTTACCTGTAAGGAGGAAAGATGGAAAGCAACGAAAGCAAAGAAATAAAGAAACGAGCATGGGAGAGTTGGAGGCGAAAAGTTATCGGCAGGCGCAACAAAAGACTCCCAAGAAGAAACACCAAAGACCGCAACATCAGCAAAGCCTTAAGACAACTTGTCTTGGACAGAGATAGTTACACTTGCCAATATTGCGGAGCAAAAGCCAACCCAGCCAATTACGATCTCAATAACTGGCGCGGAATTGATTGGGTTAAATATGATGCTAAGGATACTGTTTTGGAGATAGACCACGTTATTCCTTATTCTAAGGGAGGCAAGACAGTCGCCAACAACTTAATTGTTTCTTGCCATGCTTGCAACCAAAACAAGAAGCACAAACCACTAAAAGAGTGGAAAATTTGAAAAACCCGTACATATGTCAAATATCCGTCAAATATGTCGCCCATGGGAGACAACGACTTACAACAAAAATAGGCGATTTTCCGGATTTGACATTGATTTATCCTTCTTATAACAAAGAAGAATATATATATATGCTGTACATATAAAGGTTGAAAAGTTATGTCAAATTGTGGACAACCTGTTGAAAACCTACTTAACTCTATATGGCACAGACTTGACAAATCTCTTTATAAAGTAAAAAGTCATGTCAAGATATGTCAAAAGAAAAAGCATGGGATAGCATCGCCAAGGGCTCTTTTGTGATAATGACAAGGATAAAAGTTGGGTTGGTAATTGAGAGGAAAATAACATATGCCGTTTGCACCAGGGAATAAATTGAGTCAAGGAAGGCCAAAAGGTGCCAAGAACACGCTCCCAATTATTCGGGACAAGCTCTTCCGGATCTTACTGCGCCGGATAACGAGCGAAAAAGATTTGGAAAGTGTTGATACTACTACACTTATAAAGTTTGCGGCTGCATGTTTACCTAAAGACATGAGCTTGAACGTCTCCCGGGATCCGGTCATTACCTACATCAGCAACGTCCCGCGGCCGGAAGTGATTAATGAGTATGTACCCAAAAAGATTGAAGAGCATAAGACTCCAACTCTGGGGTTGGAAACGGAACTGCTTGATACACAACAAGATAGCTCAGTTTAGCAAGTTAACAGTTTGTACATTATAGGAAGTTGAGCTTTAATTATGGATATAGATAGTATATTGGCAGCTATGGATCGACTCGATGCCGACCGCGACAAGATCCGGCAGGCCCGGGAGGATTTAATTAATAAAATAAATGGGTCCCATCTGAGATTAGAAGGTAGTACCCCTGAGTCTACATCTCTTGATTTTGGGTCCCATCCCCAGGAGGTCTATGGAATTTATTAGCCACTACAATCCCACCCCCACCCAAATCCGCGCCCACAAATCTCCGGCTCGTTATAAACTTTTTGGTGGCGCGATGGGGGGAGGGAAGACGAGGTGGTTGTGTGAGGAGGCGAAGGAGCTGAGTATGGCACACCCCGGGAACCGCGGGGTGATGTGTCGGTACCATCTGTCGGACTTCAAGAACTCGACGCTTAAGTGCATTGAGGAATGTTTTCCGCCCGAAATCATTGTCAGCCATAATCTCGCGGAGCATACCATAAAGTTGATTAATGGTAGTGAGATTATTTACATGGGGATGAGCGAGGCGGAGAATGTGAGTAAGTTGAAATCCATGGAGCTTGGGTGGTTTGCGTTGGATGAGGCGTCGGAGATTCCGAAGGAGAATTTTCTGTTGTTTCAGTCGAGGTTGAGGAAGCGGTTGAATGATGGGTCGTTCCCGCCGTTTTATGGGTTGTTGGCAAGTAACCCGGATGATTGTTGGTTGAAGGATTTGTTTGTTTATAATGATCATCCGGATTATAGTTTTATCCCGAGTTTGCCGCGGGATAATCCGTACCTGCCGGCCGACTACGAAGAGAAGCTGAGGGAGTCGTACCCGGAGGATTGGGTGAAGATTTTCTTGGAGGGGTCGTGGGATGATCTGTCGGATGGAAAGAGTGTGATTCCCGGGGACTGGATCCGGAGGGCGGTGAATCGGGAGATAGAGGAAGAAGACAAGAAGGTGGTGTCGGCGGATATTGCGCGGTTCGGGGATGATGAGATAGTTATTGATTATCTGCTCGGCAACCGCCTGGTCGAGCAGGATGTTAGTAATAAGCAATCTTTGATGGAAACTGTTGGTCGTATTATTAACAAAAGGAAAGTTTTCAATGCTAGGATGTTGGTGGTGGATGATGCGGCGTTGGGGGGTGGAGTGACGGATAGGCTCCGGGAGATGGATGAGAAAGTGCTGGCGGTAAATGGGGGAGAGAGGGCCGGGGATGATGATAAGTTTGCTAACTTGAAGTCGGAGATTTGGTGGTATGCCAGGGAGCAGTTTGAAAAAGGAAAGGTTTCTATTATTAACGATCCTTTATTAATCCGTCAACTTGGGATAGTGAAACATTCATATAGATCAAACGGGAAGATTATTGTTGAGCCGAAAGATGAAGTAAAGACTCGGTTGGGGAGATCTCCGGACCGGGCGGATGCTTTTACGCTTGGGTTGTGGGGAGCGCGGAATATGAGAGATGCGGCTAAGGATTTTAACCGAGCTAGAAATTTTTATCTTAATAACCAGCAGATCGGAAATCCATACGGCTGGAACTATCATGATGGAACGAAAGAGGAAATACTATGGCGGTAGACGAACCTAAAGACAAATCATTAGAACCGAGTTTTACCCAGAAGTATCTGGACTTCCTACGGGATATCCGCAGTAAGGTCAGGATAGATACCCAGGACCGTTCGGTCTGGAAGCAGAAGATGATCATAGCCGGTAATCAGCGGTTAGGAGTCAAACGTTATACTTCCTTCCCTTACCCAGGCGCTCCCGATATCCCGCTGCCCGAGACTGATAAACTTATAAAGAAGTCCGTTCCTAACCTTGTTCTTTCTGCCTGGTCTCCGAAGAAGATGTGCCGGGTAAGAGTAGCTCAGGGAGTTGACGATACGCCCTACAAGGAACAGGCGAAGCGTGCCGAGATGGCGATGAACATGTTCCTGCGTTCTACGGATATGGACTTATTCCGTAAACTTATGCTTGCCGGAGATAACCGCAAACATTACGGGCACGCTATCTTTAAAGTCTCCGAGAAGTTTATCTGCAACACCATCGGTAAGACCATTGATACTACCGTGATGGACGAAACCGAACTTAAGTTTCTCAAGTCCCTTTCTAATAGCGAAAAGGAACTCTGGTTTTCGGACCAGTACAATCTTGATTCGGAAGACAAAGACGATAAGAAGATACTTAACGATATTATCAAACAATTAAATGCAGGCAATGAGATTATAGATTTTGAGATCACCGAATACAAGTCTGTCCCAATGATTGACGTAGTAGATCCGGTCTCTGTCACCGTCCCTTCCTACACCAAGGATATCAATACCGCAGTGCGTATCCGGGAGGAGTTCTTCCTTCCGGAGCATACCGTAGTCAAGCTTATGGATGAAGGTATCTTTTTGAAGAAAGACCTTAAAGAGATTCCTTACTGGAATGGCGGGGATAATGACCAGGTGGAAGCGACTAAAGCCCGCAACGAAGGCATCACTGACAATACTTCTAAGTCTGATTTGTTCCGTATGGAACAGATATCCTGCTGGTTCAGGGAAGACGAGAATAAGCCTTTTACCAGAAAGATATTCACTTTCTTTGCTGACGCTATGGACCCGGAACTGGCACTTGCCCAGGATATAGACTTCCCGTTTAATTTTGACGGCTGGCAGTATGAGAAAGACGATAACGAAGTAAAAGATGCTCGCTACTTAGCTTCCCGCGGGACTCCGGAGCAGATCCGTGCTATGCAGGAGATTATGGAACGCTGCATCAATAACAAGATAATCCGGGATGAGATGTCCAATACTCCTATGTGGGAGGTCTTAGATACTTCAGAGATCATGGACGCCCATATCCGTATGACACCCGGAGCAAAATTGCCGGTGCGGCAACTTGGAACGGAGATAAAGCAACTTTCGGACTACCCCAAGCCGGACCCGAACTCCACAGAGATAATGACTATCTTAAAGGCGTACACCGAAGAATACCTCGCGGTTAGCGATCAACTCTTCCGGAACGCTACCAATGCCGGAGGAGGCAAGACCCTTGGGGAAATCAATGTCGGCATTCAGCAGAACTCCGGACCGCTGAATCTTGAAGTTATATCTTGGAATGAAACACTCTCACGCGTGTATTATAAAGTCTTTCTGCTTTTACAAGACCGCCTGGGAGACTCAATCTATGTCGATGGAGTGGAGATTACCAAAGAGGACTTCAATTTCCCTGCTGAGGTAAAGTCAAACGGAGACCTTGAGATAGCTAATGAACAGTTATCTACCCAGAAGGCAGCTATGCGGTTACAGGTTATCCTAAACCCGGCTCTCCAGGACATAGTTAACTCGGAGGACCGGTATAATGCGCTTAAAGATTGGCTGGAAAAGGACGGAGTCAAAGACCCGGATCAGTTCTGTACTGACCCTAAGATTATCGCGCAGGAAAAGATCAACCAGATGCAGACTCAACTTGGTCAGATGTCACAACAAATGGCTGGAATGGCTATGCAAGGGGAAAAAGCAACTAAAGACCTGCAGACATCTAAAGACAAGAAGAAGGAAGTCGATGCGCAGGCGCAACAGGTAAAAGAGAATAGCGATAATATGGAAGCCAATGCCGCGCTGACAGCGGGGAAGGAGTTGCTGAGTGGGTTATTCTAACGAAGAACATGAGCAGTTAGTCAACGCCAGTGAACAGAAACTCAATAAGCAGTTAGAGATCTGCCGCAGGGTTAAGGATACTATTGAAAGCGACGGCTGGAAGAATACTATCCTGCCTACTCTTGACCGCATGATCATAGATACTGTAGGTGGTAAGATAGGCGATACCTGGGTCTCAGGAAAACTGGATAGAGCTAAGAAAGAGGAGCGCCGGGAGTTCTGGATCGGCTATAAGCAGGCACTTATGGATCTGCATAGCAGGGTGATGTTCCACCTCCAGCAACTTCCCATACTCGAAGATAATCTAAAAGAGCTTCAGAAGGAAAAAGAGGAACGTTACCGCGTTCCGTTAGTGGACGATACAAGATACAGGGAGGGTAAGTATGCCCCTTAAGAAAGGCAAGAAAAACATAGGCCATAACATCAAGAAAGAAATGGAAGCAGGTAAGCCGCGCAAGCAGGCGATAGCCATAGCTTTGAACGTAGCGGGAATGAGCAGGAAGAAATGAGTGATTTGCGGCCGGGCATGGACTACGGTGAAGTTGCAAGACGGGTGAGACGTATTGCGTCCGCTCCCGGCCACCCCCAAGCTAAAACGAATTTGATAAATTCTTTAATAAGTCAAGCCACGGTCCGGGAAGGCAAGAGAGCACACATAAGCCTACAAAAACTGGCACAAGAGTCTTTGTCCTCCCCCGGAGGTGGTTTCTTTAGCGGTCGTGGCACTAAACAGACAGGGATTGGTAATGGTAAAAGACTTGGAGCAGGTACCTGGCGTTATCAAGACGGAACTTGGGTACAGGTTCAGTAACGATTTTCTCGAATCCCTTGACCCGGCTCCTGTACAGCTCTTTGAAGAAGGTATAGTCAGATTTGATAATGGTAAATTAAACTCTTACTATATTCTTTGTTTGACCTTAACGGCGGATTGGGGGTTTGCAAAGTTTAACAGAGACAAGACCTTCAATTCTCTCTACGTCCAGGATCGTCCGGGAGTAGAAAATAGATACGATCCGGAAGGCAATCTCGTCTGCCAGTATTACGTAGATGGACATATTTATACCAAGTCCACCGATGGTTCCAGGTATGTAACAGGCGGTAGTTGGTTTGAGAGTGGTAATAAACAATATTATTATGTGAGGTAACTCTCACTGTGATAGTAAATTAAGGTTTCTGCGCTTTCCTTAGAAAACGCTGGATTTTAAGTTCCTGCGCATCGTAAGCGCTGAATGGAGGTTCAAATGGCTGATGAAGCTAAAGCAACACAGGTTACTGAGGCACCTGTCGAACAATCCGCAAGAGAAATACTCGAAGACGGTTTGGTAGACGAATCCACTGGTAAGGCTACTGTAGAGCCGGAAACACCCGCTACTGAAGAAGTCTCCACGGAAGCAGAGGAAATCGCTGAGGCGATAACTCCTGGAGAGGAAGAAACTGCTCCGAAAGAAGAGCTTTCCGAAGTTGAGAAGGCGATTAAAGAAGCAACGGCTGAAGATGAAAGCGAGATAACGCCGAATGCGCAGAAGCGCATTGACAAGCTGACCGCCGAACTTAAAGTATTGAGGGCGGAGAAAGAAGCAAAGGTAGCGGAAGAAGCCACTAAGAGTGGAAGGGTCCCGAAGTACTCCGATGAGCAACTGAAGACCGCGCTTAAAAAAGCGTGGGAAGAAGGGGATGCTAATCTTGCGTGGGATATTATGGACCACATGAGGAAGCAGACCAAGCAAGAGCTCATTGATATGTACGAGGGTGAGAAGAATAGCTATGTCGAAAAAGAGAAGCGTATAAATGCCGAATGGCAGGAAACTGTGGATATCTACGCGAAATATGCTGATACCAAAGTTCCTGAGATCTGGCCGAATTCTCACAAAGACCTTGACCTTAAAAACGGTACTTCTATGCTCTACCAGATTGCTTACGCACTCTACTTCAATAAGATCCCGGAGAAGGCGGCTTATTACCAAAACACTCCTGGCGGTCAGAAATTGGCAGTGGCGGATGCGTTAGCTTATCTCATGCGCACTAAAGCCGGAAAACAGACCGATACCAAAGTCAAGAAGCTTACAAAGCAATTGACTAAGGAAAGGATGAAAAAGTCGCCTGTGAGCGGAGTGCCGAGCGGTGAAAAGAAGGCTCCCCCCTCAAGCGAACCCGAGCGCCTCGAAGATTATATCAACGAGCGCAAACAGTATCAAATTGAAAGAGGAGTCTAATGTCTCAGCAGATATGGGCAACATCCTCGCTGGGTGGCTATCTTTCTAATAACGTATTAAGCAAGCAGATTCGCCATGCTGCGCAACCCCTCATGAAGTTTCGTCAATTCGTGAACGCAGAAGCTGCAGCTGGTAAGAATCGTGGAGATAAAGTGTTCTTCAACAAGATAAGCAACATCTCCACAGCTGGCGGTACGTTATCTGAAACGAGCACCATTCCGAAGAGGAATTACACCATCGTTCAGAGCACCTTAACAGTGAACGAGTACGGCAACGCAATTCCGTACACCCTGAAGGTGCAGAGCTTAGCTGATGTCACAGTTCCCGATATGGTGAAGACCGTATTGAGAAATGATATGGCTAAAGTTCTGGATTCAGCAGCAGCCGCAGAGTTCAAAACCTGCGTGTACAAAGCAGCGGTAGTTAACACTGCAACCACAACCTTCAGCACGTCTGGCACCGCTTCCGCAACCTCATCTGGCTCTATGTCAGATAAGAATGTCCGCGATGTTATCGACCAGCTGAAGAAGTTGAATGTTCCAAGATACGATGGTAACAACTACATCTGTATTGCTTCAACAAACAGTATCCGTGGTTTGTACGATTTCTTTGAAGCAAAGGCTATGCAGACAACGATGAAGCCGATGTATAACGGGGAAGTCGGACAGTACTATGGCTGCCGTTTCGTGGAAGAGACCAACATCCTGAAGAACACCTTAGGATCTGGTTCGGTGGATGGCGAAGCCGTGTTCTTCGGTGGCGACGCAGTCCGCGAAGGTATCGTGATCCCTGAGGATATCCGTATTGATTTACCTAAGGATTTCGGAAGAGATCAGGCTATTGCCTGGTATTACCTCGGTGGGTTCAAGATCACCTGGGATTTTACCAATGACTCGGAAACGAGAATCATACACCTTACTTCACTCTAAGGAGGATAATATGACATACGCGAATAGTAAATATGGTTTAAAGCGTAGGGTTATCTTCCCCACGCTTGAAGCAATAGGTACAGCGGCTACTCACCCTGACAATATCAGCTTTGCCACAAAGACCAAGATAGTCAAGTTTGGTCTTATCGCAAGCGCTAATGATGTCAGAGTGTCAAGCAATACAGTGCTTGATTTACTGTATTGGCCTGCAGGCGGTGGAACAACGGCGACTCTTTGCCAGTTTACCTTCTCCGCAGCGGGTGTAGTTGCAGCAACTGGACATTCCACAGGTGATACGATAACAGCTACTACGATAGCAGCTAACGAAAACATGGCTCCTGCTGTCGGTGTTATCGGTTCAGGTGGCAATTTCCACTACTACATTGATATTCTTGAACAATTCGATGTAGCAGACTCAGCGTAACACAATGGGGGGCGGGCTAATCACCCGCCCTCAATTATAGCGGAAGAGAAACCTTTTGATGTTTTTATGAAGTTAAAAGTATTAGCTATAGCTCATCGGACTTGCAGTAGGATGCTTAAGCAGATGCATGCCTTAAGTGATTTAGTGGACTTGCATTTAGTAACCCACACGGTCCCGCAGGCAGATATCTTTAAGACAGTTTCATTCTTTCATGACGCCGCCGGGTTAAGACGTACTTTGGAGAGATTTAAGGACGTTGATATTATCCATGTAGTCAGCGAGCCTTCTTGGGTGGTGATACCCTGCAGAGAAATCCTCCCGGATAAGAAGATCGTATATGACTGGCACGATGCGCAGGTATGGCGGTCAGAGAAAGCAGAAGATGCCTCGGCAGAGGAAAGACTGGTATCAAAATGGGTGGACGGGATTATCGTTCCTTCAGAACCTTGCAAGGCTTTGATAGAGACAAAACTCCCTTGTATTGTGCTTCCACCCTATGTGAATGAACAGCATATCTCTTACAATGCTTGGGGGTATGCCGGAGGGATAGTATATGAGGGTAGGATAGACCATCCGGATCAGAAAGAGTTTATGGCTTATGCAAAATACGTAGATCTATGTAAAGAGCTTGATAAGCACGACATAGCATTCAGCATATTCAGTCCCTCAACCAAAAAGCCCGGAATGAAGGAAGCTTATAAGGATTTATGCAACTTGAATGAGGGTGTCCCGCACGAGCACCTAATAAATATGATGGGTATATTTGACTGGGGTTTGTGCGGTAATTTGGGTAAATTCAGGGAGTGGGATGTAGCTATGCCGAATAAGTTATTTGAGTATATGGCTGCAGGAATACCGATCATAGCGCTGAATGCTGAAGAAACCGGAAAGTTTGTTAAAGAGCACGATGTAGGGATTTCAGTAAGCAGCGTAGAGGAAATAAAGGAGCGCTGGGATGAAAGAGAGCGTTGCCAGAGGAATGTAATGCTCAAGCGCCACCAGTTTACAATGGAAAAGCATATTCATATAGTAAAGGATTTATATTGTCAACTTTTATCGTAATACTGAGATGTTAGGATTGCTGCCGGATATCAAAGAATACTACCGCGAGCACGCCAAGAGAAAGAAGATTTCTGCGAGAATACTTAAGATTATCTCGCTTGTCCCGGATCTTATCAGAAGAAAAGAAGTATTAGATGTCGGTTGCGGGACAAAGGTATTGACGACTTGTATGAGGGTTTATGCCAAGAGTGTTACTGGTATAGATATAGATGAGGATTTATACACCTGGGATGATGGAAAAGAATATGAGGTTGTGTGCTGTTTTGATGTGTTGGAGCATGTCCCTGACGTTCCCAAAGCATTGGAACGGCTTAAGAAGTTTTGCAAGAAAGGCGGCTTAATTTTAATAAATCAGCCGGATAACCAGCATCCGCTTCAGCCAATAGACAATATTGTTCCGATAGAGAGCCTGATTGGATTAGGAAAACTGGTCTATCTTGAATACTATGCGTTCAACGAACTTAAAGAAGCCTATAACTTTATGGTGTTTGTAAGATGAAGATACTTTGCGTAACTCCTTGGAGGAATACTTGGGTTCCTTACTGGACAAGGTATATAGAGTCCAGAGGGCATGAACTTCGCTGGTTTATCGGGCCACGCATCGCTGACGGGATTAAAGACATAGAGTGGTGCGATAAGGTGCTTTCTCATTGGGCTGATAAGTTTGTTATCTTTATGTCTCGTATAGACAATATGAAGCCGCTTTATGTGATACTTCGTTCTTACGAGATATTTAATGCAGATGGCTGGGCTAATCTTGAGAAGATAAATTGGAGTAACATTAAAAAGTTGTTTATGCTGAATGAAGCGCATTACCATGTTTTTAAGCGAAGGGTTGCTAATATTACCCCTACTTTCATTAAGAACGGCGTTGACCTTGCGGAGTGGCAGTTAAACGGCACGCTTAAGGATAGAAATCAGATTGCTTTTATAGCTGATATAAACGAAAAGAAGGGTATTGAACTGCTTGTGCAGGCAAATCACGAATTAAATAAGATTAACCCTGAAGTCAGGATAGAGCATATCGGGAGAAACCAGGACATACGCAGGACTTATTATCTTAATACAGTATTGCCTAAACTAAAAGGCTCTTGGTTTAACTCTCAATACCGCAACAATCATGATTTCGTAAGGAATTTCCTGAAGGATAAGAAGTTTATAATCTCTACTTCTATAGCTGAAGGTAGCCCGATGAACCTGATCGAAGCGATGGCTATGGGCGTTATACCATTAGTGCATAACTGGCCGGGAGCAAGTATCCAGTTTCCGGAAGAATGTGTTTGGACTACCTTTGACGAACTGAAGGATTGCTATACCAGGCTTGATAAAGACGAACTTGCGCCTTCTCGTATGCGGGCGTGGGCAGAAGAGAAGTATGATTTCAGGAATAATTATAAACCGGTAATTGACGCAATGGAGGAAAAATGACCAGTCTTGTGATTGGAATGGGTGAGATAGGCTCGGCGTTGCACAGTATACTGCAGAAAGCATATCCGGAGGTCTATTCAGGGGATGTAAAAGACCCAGAGTGGACACTTAGGTTACCCGCGAAGATAGATATTATGCATATCTGTATTCCATATTCAGACTCCTTTGTTGAGATAGTAAAGAGCTATATCACGAACATCCTGCCGAAATATGTGGTTATACACTCTTCTGTCCCGGTGGGAACGACCAAGAAGATAGGATTTAACTGCTTTCATTCTCCAGTGCGCGGCGTACATCCGAAAATGGTTGAGGGGTTGACGACTTACCTAAAGTACATCTCTTACAACGATAATATCAGAGACGTAGAAAAGGTAATGGAGTATCTCGAGAAAACCGGGATGACAGTCAAGGTGGTAAATAATACTGATTCTACCGAACTGATGAAGTTGTTAGAGTTGTGCCGGTACGGAGTTTATATCGCTTTTGCCAAGGAGCAGGAAGCTATCTGCGAATGTTTTGGGCTTGATTACCAGCAGATTGTTACTCCTTATGAAGAGAGCAGGAATGATGGGATGCTTTCATTAGGGACGTCTCATTTATGCCAGCCGGTGCTTTATCCCTTTAAGGACTATGTGGGCGGGCATTGTACCGTAGAGGATATGGAATTATTATTAAAGCAGGTAGAGGATGTGCCTCTGTTGGATGCGGCTTACCGCATAGATCGTGGAACGACAATCTGGCCGAATAGTAATATCTATCCTACAGCCAAGATTGGAAAGGGGTGCTCTATTGGGCAATTTTGCGAGATTGGGAATAACGTTGTTATCGGGAATAATGTACGCATATCTGCTTTCACCTTTATACCCGAAGGGGTCGTTATTGAAGACGATGTTTTTGTGGCTCCTCGTGTCAGTTTCAGCAATGACAAGCATCCACCTTCAGGTAAGGATAAGTGGGGCAAGATTTTAATCAAGAAAGGCGCAGTAATCGGGATGGGTGCTATTATATTACCGGGTGTGACCGTGGGGGAGAATGCAATAGTAGGTGCAGGAGCCGTAGTAACTAAAGATGTCGCTCCGTGCAATGTAGTTTATGGTACCGCTGCCTATCCTCACGGAACAAGGGAGGAAATATATAAATGAAGGCGCTGGTAATACGTTTGGGTGCTTATGGTGATATGCTGATTATTACTCCTGTATTAAAGCGTCTTAAGGAGTTGGGATATTATGTCGTTCTCAACACTAATAAACGAGGAAAAGAAGTTCTGCAGGAAAACCCGAATGTGGATGAATATATTGAACACGATGAAAAGATGCACATTGACGATCTTCCGGAGCATTGGAAAAAGCTTGAAGCGAATATCAAGCCGGATAAATTCATTAACTTCTCAGAATCATTAGAATGTAACGTAGCCTTACATCCCATCCAGCCACAGTATAATTACACGAAGGCAGAACGCAGAGCTCTTTGTGACCGTAATTACTATGATGCCTCTGAGCAGTGGGCCAAACTAGAGGGTTGCCAGAAGCTTCCTGAGCTATACTTTACTCCTTTCGAGCTTGAGGAAGCGCGGAAACACCTGTCCCCCGGCAAGTTTAACATACTCTGGCAGCTCTCCGGTTCTGGTCATCAGAAAGTCTATCCATGGGCGGATTACGTGATGGGTGAGGTATTAAAGAACTATAAGAATGTCCACTTTATTACCACAGGAGATGAGAAATGCCAAATGTTAGAGAGTATCGAAGACCCCGACATCACAAACTTAAGCGGAAAGATCTCCGTAAGGACAGCGATGGCTCTGACAGGCTTTGTAGATTTAGTGATCTCTCCGGATACCGGCGTGCTGCACGCCTCGGGTTGCTACGAGACACCGAAGATTGGTCTCTTGGGACATACGACTCGCATTAACATAACTAAGCACTTTAAGAATGATTACTCGCTTGAAGCAGAATGTGCCTGTAGTCCGTGTTTCAGACTTATTTACGACCATGATATACAATGCCCGATTGAGTGCGTCACTCATGCAGCCTGGTGTATGGCTGAGGGGATTCCTCCTGAGCGTCTGTATAAAAGAATAGAAGAGGTTTTAAGTGCTAAAAGAGTGCCAGTATTGCAAGAAGCAGTTTAAGGTATATTTACACAAGAAGAACGTAGGTAAATATTGTTCTTGGAAGTGTTCTGGCTTAGGGAGAAGAAAACCCGAGATAAATAGAGAGTGCTTGGTTTGCGGTACTCCGATAAGTTTTAGACATAGAGCTCTTTATTGCCGTAAACATGCACAACTTGGTGAAAGGGGTCCTAATTGGAAGGGCGGGAAAACTAAAGAAACTAAATTGCTTCGCAATAGATTGTTGGGGTTAAATTGGGCTAAAGCAGTTTATCAGCGGGATGAATGGACTTGTGTATTATGCGGACACCATGGTGGGGAATTGCACGCACACCATATTCTATCTTTTAAGGAATATCCTGAATTCCGGGAAAAGGTTGAAAATGGCATCACCTTATGTAAAGAATGCCATAAGAAACTGCATTATGGGGTAGAAGATGACCGAATCAGAAGTATTATCGAAAGAAAAGAGCACGATCAAAGTAACGCCGCAGTTCTGTCCGATATGCAATGTTGAAACAATAAAGGCAGATGCAATAGAGGACGGCAAAACTGGCGATAGATCTTTATGGTTTGAGTGTGGTTGTGGTGTCTGGTTCCAGGATAAGTTCCCAGAAGGGTTAGAAGCCTACGATGAGAAGTATATAGCTAATCTTGCTGAGGGCAAGTCCGCGAAGGAGCGCTACGAGTATCTCTTAAGGCTCTATGCACCGCTTATAGAAGAGCTAACTTTCGGCAGGATGATGTTAGATGTAGGGTTCTGCGTGCCGTATATCCTCTCTGCGATGAAAGAAAGAGGCTGGTTGACCTGGGCTATAGATGTTAACCCGACACTCACAGGGCAAGGCAACATATACAAAGGAGATTTCTTAAATTATGACTTCAGCTTATCCAACGATTCGGTTAAACAGGCGACAGGCGCTGAGAAGCTTGATAGGAAGTTTGATCTTATTTGGATGGGTCATGTTCTCGAGCATATGCCAGATCCTCTTGCCGCCCTTAATAAGGCTTATGAGCTTCTTGATCCTAAAGGTGTACTATTCATTTCTACTCCCGATGTGGAATTTATTTACAAGAATACGGTCGCTGGCTGGCCGTATTTCAAGAAGAGGGAGCATTACATACTTTGGTCGGAAAGAGCGCTGGTCAGAGAGCTCGAACGATTGGGATTCAACATAATACTGAAGAGAAGAAATTACTCAAGCCGGTTTATGAGCTGGTTCGATCTTCATATTATAGCGCAACGGAGGTATTTCTAAATGGACGCAAAACAGCACGCAAAGGAAACAAAAGAGTATCTGAAGGCAAGACAGGAGCACGCTGACGAAGCGGCACTGAGAGACTTGCGGGTTCACGGAGAATTCAGCAAGGTGAAGTACGACCCTAGTAAGGGTGAACTCGTAGAAGAGAAATAACAAAGGAGGAACAGGTGGCAGACGCATTACGGACAATAACAATCGATACTGCAAGCTCTCCGTGGGTATTACCTGACGGAGAAAGGACGACAGTAAGCGGAACAGCCCAGAATTTTCAGATTTATCTCTATGACTTGGGGGAGACTGGAACTTATGTAGGAGCTGGTGCTAACCAAGATGTTTTGTTAGCAAACGGAGACATGCTGAAGTTTACAGCCGACAAAAGATTGGTTCATTTAGGAGATGCTTTCGCTAATGCCACAGCTAAGCCTAATCCTGGTTCTTTATGGGTTAGTGTTAATGGCGGCCCTGAGGTAGAGGTCAAAGTAGTAACCGCGACAATAGCTGACGCTGACGATACTGGGGCGAACAATCTGACTACAATCACATTTGAATATCCGGGAAAGCCCTGGAGATGGACTTGGGCTACCCTGAATATGGCGTAAGGAGGATAAATGGCGGCATACGCAGTTACAGATTTAACTACTGCTGCAGACAGCATAGAAGCTGTAATGGCGGCATTAGAAGTATTGATGGAAACAATTACAGACACTAAAACTATTTATTATGTGGACATAATTGAGCTTCCAAACGCTCGTAAATATCAGGGTGTTATCATTCACGAAGCATAGGAGGAATAATGGCAAATTATATTGCTTCAGACTACGTTTCAACGTCTACTGATATTATAACCGCAGCGGCAGCGATTGAAACTAAGTTAGAGACGTTAGATTCTACCACTCAGGCAGCATGGCTTATCAAGATAATTCATACTCCTGATAACAAGTACAAAGCAGTTATTTTGCATAAGGATACTTCATAATGGCTCAAGCAGTCAGAATTGTAGGACACAAGAAGGATAATGACGATTTTGAACAGCTCCAGGCGCAGGTGCGGCCTAACGGGTCGCTCTGCGTCTCTGATGAAGGCTGGAATATCTCCGATAAGGACGAATCGGTTGCAGGCACTATGTATGTTGGGTTTGTTGATAAAGACGGACGTTGGTATATCATGAAAGCGGTGACTGTTGCAAGCGTTACTACCTACCGGTATACGGCAGGAAATGACACCTACGCTTTGAACTGGACTAACCGCGCGTCTTTAAGCACTTTCGACTATTATTACAATACTTTTTAATGGCTTACGATGCAGCGATCAAGAAACTTGATAAATATCAGTCTATTGCTGATTTAAGCGGCTCTTTCCTCCTCCTCGACCAAAATCCCACTCCCCAGACCGTAACCGCCTCGCCTGTTTTAGACTGGCTAACTGCCTCACAGGCGTTAATGACAGATGCTAATAAGAAACTTATTTCAGTTGATTATTTAAACCAAGCAGTTAAAACTACCTCAACTCCATCTTTTAGGACAACTACTATAAACTCCCCTAATGGTAGTGCGGGAACTGGATTAAAAATAGTTCAAGAAGCCAATAATGCGTCTGCCGCACTTTCTTATGTGGCGGTAGATTTCTACCAAGCCACCAGTCTTTTAGGACAGATTTTTCTTTCCGCTTCAAACTATAACTCCGGCGGAGGAGTGAATCTTGCCGCTAACTCCTTCGGGTTCTTTGCGGAACACTTGAACGGGCAACTTGCACTTGGTGCAGGTGGGGCAAATGGTTATTTTACTGTTAATACAGGTGGATATTCTTCGGCATATGAAAGACTGAATATCTCAAAAACGGGAACAGTAAAATTAAATGCTTATACAACAGATGGCTTTGTTAAATTCTCTGCTTCAAACGGAACTCTTACTGTTGATACAAATACTTATTATAAATCTGGTGATACTGTAACTTTTGCAAATATAACTGATTCAGGACTTACATTAAATTATATTCCTTTTGCTTCAACGGCAGGGTTATTGTCTAATAATATAGATTTTCAATTTCCATATAATGCAGTTTCAGGAAATGGACTTGGAATAAATCATCATACCGTAACAGGAGCTACAAATAAACTAACTGTGCGTGGAGATGCAAAATTTACTGCGACAGGACTTGTTTCTTATGTAAACACATCAAAGGTTTGCACCTCTGATGGTGGTGGGCAATTTACCACAGAACTTGCCATTGGGGATTATGTCTCACTTACAGACGGAGCACAATGGGACAGGGTAGCACATATAACAAGCGACACTCAATTTGAAACTTATGCAAATAATTTAGGTTATGGTGCTGGAAGTGGTAAGACATTAAAGGTTTGGAAAGCCCTAGTTAATTTCACAACTTCAGGTTTTGTTCCTGCTTCTGGAACATTTCCAAGTAATGCACTTTTAATAGATGCAGATGGAGCGATAAACATAAGACAAAGTATAACCTTACCAAATGGATACGGATTTTATGTCGCTGGCAACGCTTACTTCGCATCTTCTGCAAGCGGTAATGTTCTTTTTCGTATAGATAGCACAGATTACGGAATTATCTCAACTTCTTCCGCACAATTCGGTGGCACGACAGCTAACTATGCTTTACTTCTTGGAAACGATGGTGCGGGTGGTGCAACCAGAGAAACACATTATTTAAGAGGTGGAAACAATGGCGGAAGCTCTAATGGGAATGGTTGCCCTCTTATTATATCTTCTGGTATGGGTCGTGGAACTGCGTCAACACAATATCTTTCTTTGCAAACACCAGTTCAAACAACTTCAGGAACTACACTGCAAACACTGGTTGATAGAATGACTTTTAAAACAGGTTTAACTGCTGGTGGAGAAGGAATTATTATAAACGACACAGGTGCTGATTATGATTTGAGAATTGAAGGGGACACGGACGCCAATCTTTTCTATCTTGATGCTTCTACCGATAGAATAGGAATAGGGACAGCAACACCTTCTTATAAACTGGATATTAGTGGAGATATAAATTTTACGGGGGGAATGAATGTAAACGGAACGGCAGGACTGGATGTAACCTTAAACTTTTATTCAGATGGAACCAGCGGACAGGTTACTCAAATGACATTCTCAAAGGGAATACTCACAAGTTATGTATCAAATCCCTAAAGGAATAGGAGAACTTATGACCACTAAACAAAAAGCACGGGTTTTGATAGCGTTAAGATTAGGAATGGACATCGGGGCATTGAATGAAATGCTTGATGAGATAGGAAATTTGACTACCGAGGAGATAGGCTCAACCTTTGCCCAAATAAAGGCGGAAAGACTGGGAAAACTAAACACGACAAAAGACAACATACAGCAGCAGATAGACCAATTAGGAGGATAGGATGGACTTGGAAAAGTTGCATAGTGAGTTAGGTAAGGCAATTATTCAGGCAGCGATATTAGGAACAATACAATTACCCACGGGCGGAAGGATAGGGGATTTGGTAAGACGGATAGCCGAGGAAATGAATAAACCGAAGGTAGAGGAGACAACTACGGAGAAATAAGATGGATGAGTTAAAAGAGTTGGAAATTCAAGTAGCATCTTTTACAGCTAAAGTAACCGAGTGGATGGAAACAACTACCGAATACCGCAAGAAACTCTGCGATAAGATAGACGGATTAAAGATTGACTTCGCTAAACTGCCCTGTAAGGGGCGAATTGTTCAATCAAGGTTAATGTGGGGGGCTATCGGAATAGTTTTCGGGATATTGGTAGCACATATAGGATGGCGATAGAAAGAAGGGAGAAGGATCGTTGCCCTCATTGCAACGGAGAAAAGATGACCTGGCGCAGCGGGAGGAAACTGAAAATAATATGCCTCATCTGCGGACACGAGTTTGACGCGCGCAGAGAAGAGGATTTACATAAATTCCACAAAGAAGCAGAGGACTACAAATAAGGAGGAAAAATGATCGTACTGATAGGAGTTGTTTTGGTTCTGGTGGGTGCTGCAGCGATGTGGTATTTCATCAAAAGAGGCTGGATCAAGAATCCGGCAAAGAAATAACATGTGGCTCTGGCTGATAACTCTGTTCAAGGGTTTTCTGCCGATTGACGGTAAGCGGGTAGGCAAGATCATATGGGTTCTTGTCCTATCCGCCATCGCCATCGGTATCTACCACAAGGTATTTATAGCAAAAACCACTCATCAGACAATCCAAACGCAGATCATCCAAAGCTGTCCGGATGAGAACAAGATAATAGGAGTGAGGGTAAACTTATGGAAATTCCGCTTAAACTTGGGGCTTTAGCAATACTATCAGGATTATCGGCTATTCTTTACCGCGCTGGTGGAATGGGCCAGGAAGACACGGCACGACCGAAGTGGATACCGAAATGGCTACGGCACTCTTGGATAAGAGACTGGCTGATACCGCCGTTAAGCATTACCGGATTACTTCTTTTCTGGCATGAAGCACCTCCGCTACACTTGCTGATCGCAAGTATCTGTACCTGGGGAGCGATGGGTGCTGCTTTATCTACTTACTGGGATTGGGTGCCTTTTAACAAGGGTAAAGATAACTTCTGGATGCACGGGTTCTTTGTTGGTATTTCAACACTACCTTTCTTTTTCTTTGGTTACGCTTGGTGGGCGGTACTATCCCAAGCTCTGATATCGGCCGTAGGCATGGGTTTAATAAGCACCATGTCTGATGTAGATTACGTGGAGGAGTTCGGCCGCGGCTTCTTCGCTACGATAGTGAGGTTTGTACATGGCTAAGACATTTAACGAGATGAAGACCAACGTAGGTAATATGGTTATGGACACTACCGCTGCGTTTGCCACGTTGATCGGAAGGTGGTTGAACGATAAGTACCATGACGTTTGGCAGAAATACCATTTCTCGGATGTTATAAATAACAACTACACACTGACCTTGATCAGCGGTACTGCGGAGTACAACCTTCCTTCCGATTTTGAGGTGGAGATGGCTGTATCCGATACTACTGACGGTTTCAAACTTGGACGCATGAACGAACGTATGTGGTGGGAGAATAGGACAGAAGCCTATTCCGGAGGTACTATTACTCAGGGTACGGCTACCCGCTATGTAATCCTGCAGGAGCGTATTAAATCTGATGGCTCCGGGTTCGGAAAGATAGCCTTTGATCCGACTCCGAACAACACTCACACTATTGCGATGCCTTATAAACGTAAATGCGAAGACCTTATTTCGGTAACCGGGACCTGTACTACGGATACTGCAAACAAAGTAATCGCTTCCGCTTCTACCTTCATCACCAGCGGAGTGAAACCGGGAATGCGGATTAAGAATACTACCGATACGACTTACTCTATAGTCACTTCGGTTGACAGTGAAACACAATTGACTGTAGAGACTGATGTTTGCCCGGATGGTAACGAAACCTTTGAGATTTTCACTTCTCCGGTAATCAGGGATATAGAGTATATCCTGGAGTGCGGAGCAATATCTGAAGCGTGGCTCTATAAGCGCCAGTATCAAAAGGCTTCTGACTTTTTGCAGAAATACGAATACGAACTGAAGAAGAGGATAGGCAGGGAAAACACACAGCCTAATCAGAGATATCAGTGGATACCGGAACGCGGAGGCCCTTCGGCTATAGAACCTTTTACGGGGTGGGCGAGCTATGACACCATTTAATGTAGTTTATCAGACCGGAGATGATGAGAAGTTAGTAGCCGCTATCGGCGATGTCTCCGGCGGTATGAATAATCGCTTCTACGGAGCTGATATAGCCGGAAATCAGGTTACTCTCCTCTATAACGCAGATATTGGTGTACCCGGTCAATCTACGAAAAGACCAGGTATGACGCTTTGTAAAGACCTTTCTAATGACTATGGCTGCGGTGCTTTAGGTTTTGAACCTGACGGCGGCACTAATGAACTATTAGTTATAGAGGATACCAGCTTGCAGGGATGCACCGCCCCAGCCGCTTCCGGTTCAGATACCTTCACTGAACATAAAGCTAATTTTACCGCAGATAAGCAGACTATTATGATCAAAGCGGGTGAATCAGGAGAAGGCGATGTTGTGCTTGTCGGGAATGGAACGGATAACTGGTTCAGAATGAATCAATCTCACACGATGCAGGACTTAGGTTCTACCGCTGGAACAGGTAACGATTCCCCGCCCAAATCTACGGTAGCCACCTATTTTAGAAACAGAGTTTGGGTAGTTAAGTCAAATCTCGCCTATTTCTCTGATGCTTTCCCGGCAGATTACTCAGTTGCTTTCGATACTGCGACTAATGCCTTTCGTATGCCTATAGGCACAGAGAGAGCGATAGTGGGGTTAAGAGACCAGGGTCTTATCTTAATAGGTTCTGACCAGGTATGGGGTCTTAATCCATCTATTACGCCAGATCCTTCTGCAGATAAACCAGAGAAACTTTTGGATATCGGCTGTGTAGCCAATAAGACTGTAGCCCAAGTAAATGATGATGTCTGGTTCGTAGCGCCTGACGGCCTGCGCGGAGTGTTCAGAACGCAGCAGGATAATCTGCAGTTGCAGAAATCCTATCCATTAAGTTATCTCTTGAAAGAACAATATGACAGCTTGAATTGGTCTTATATCCACTTAGCACAGGGCATATTCTGGGATAATAAGTATTTCCTTGCGGTTCCTACTGGAGCGAGTACGTATAATAACGAGGTCTGGGTGTTCTTCCCTTCCAATATGGTCCAGGCCGGTCCGAATATCATAGTTCCGGCAGCAATGGCCATTACCGGATGGAACGTAGGCGCCTGGGCGAAGATGAAGTATGAAGGAGAGGAAAGGCTTTTCTATGTAGACTCTAATGACGGTAGTGTCTACCGCGCCTGGTACGGCTCAAGCGATAACAGTACAGCTATCAACTACCAGGAAGAGACAAGGAAGAATGACTGCGGCGATAAGATGAAAAAGAAATGCGCAGGCGAGATAGAGATTAAGGCCAAAGCTTCAGGTGACTACGATCTCTCCATCTATACCGCTACTGATGACGGTTCGTATTCTCTTTTAGGAACGATGAATCTTGCTGGTTCGGCTCCTTCTTTACCTCAGACTCTACCCTTTACTTTGACTGGAGAAGATGTAGCAAGGAAGAAGTTTCCTATTGACTCTCTTGGGGAGTGGACAGTCCTGCAGTTGAAGATACAGCATAACGCTACCAGCGGTTCAGATGACATAACGATTTATGAACGTAATATCATTACGTATCCACAAGAATACTACTCGGAGTAAAATATGGCAGCTACAATAACTCAGGTTAGACAGTTTACAGCAGCGGAATCAGTTACTTATACTAAACTTAACGACATCGCAGGATCAGCTACTATAGCCGGTATAGTTAACGCCGAGATCTCAGCTTCTGCAGCGATTGCTGACACAAAACTTGCAACTATCACGACTACTGGAAAGGTTAACACTACAGCTCTTGTAGCTACAAGTGAGGCGGTTGGCGATATCTTGTACTGCAACGGAACGAACTGGATACGACTTGCAGTAGGTTCAGCAGGACAGTACTTGAAAGTGGCAGCAGGAGCAACTACGCTTGAGTGGGGTGCATAAATGGGTAATTTCACGCAGACCAGAAGATTCGTAAAAGGTGACCAGGTAACGAGCACTAAGTTGAATGATATAATGAGTTCTGCCACGGTAGCTAATCTCAGGAACGAAAACTTTGCAGCTGGTGCTGCCATAGCAGAAACGAAACTTGATACTATCTCTACTGCGGATAAGGTTAACGTTTCGGCACTGACAATCGCTTCGCAAGCCGCGGGAGATTTCCTCTACCATAACGGCACTATCTGGACACGGCTTGGAGTCGGCACCGCCGGACAGAAACTCCGCTTAGTCCACGATCAGGCGAACGCATATAATAAACTTATGCTCCATTGCGACGGCTCTGACGCCGGAGTGACTTTTACTGATAGCAACGCAGGAGCCAAGACCGTCACCAACACCGCCAACTACGACTCTTACACTAAGACCTGCTCTCACTTTGACGGTTCTGACGCTGCGACCGCCTACACCGACCCCGTAGCAGGGGCTTATACTTTTGTTAATTCCGCACAGTTAGATACCGCTGATAAGAAGTTCGGTTCAGCGTCGTTGATGTTAACAAGGGCTACATCAGATAATGTGACTCTGCCAGATTCCGCAAATTGGAGTTTTGGGACGGGAAACTTTACTATTGACTGGTGGATGAAGACAAACGCTTTTGATTTGGGTGGAGGAGTAGTAAGCCAATACGCAGATGCTGATAATTATTGGACAATTTATGAAAATCCTGACGGGAAGATTTGGATTTATTTCCGTTCTGGTGGAGTTGATAAAGGGGAATATAAAACTACAAGTGCTGTCAATGTAAATGGGAGTTGGAACCACTGGGCGGTAGTGAGAAACGGAACTACCTGCCTTTTATTTAAAAACGGGGTTCCCCAAACACTTACCGAAACAACCGCCTTCGGAACAAACGATGTCGGTGATGTAGCGGCAGTTCTTAAAGTAGGAATATATGCATCTGATGGACACGACGGTTGGATAGACGAGTTCAGAATTTCAAAAGGTATCGCCCGCTGGACTGCTGATTTCTCTGCTAATCTTCCAGCCTATCCTTACGGACAGGTAATCACTTCTACTACCCAAAAGAAGTTCGGGACGGCGAGTGGGTATTTTGACGGTGGGGGCTCATATTTAAATACCGCTGACCACGCAGACTGGTCATTAAGCAACGGGGCATTCACCATTGATTTCTGGGTTCGCTTCCCAGTTCTCCCCGTAACTAACGCACAGCATTATGTGATAAGCCAGATAACAGACAGTTCCAATGAGTTCCATATCTCGGTAGGCGATTCTGCGGGTCAGAAATACTGGCGTATGTTTATGGCGGAGACAGGGGAAGCTGACCTTAATTTTTCTTGCAATACAACTTTGGTAGCGGATACTTGGTATCATATCGCAGTTGTAAGGAACGGTAATGCTTTTAACATCTACCAAGACGGGGTGAGTTTAGGCTCTACGACCTCCACACGGACATTTCCCAACTATACCGAGCCTTTGGAAATAGGTAGGTTGAATGTTGCATCCACTCTTTACTTTATGGGGTTCCTTGATGAGGTTAGGTGGAGTAAGGGCGTGGCGAGGTGGACGGCGGATTTCACGCCACCGACAAGTGCGTATATCGCTTTACCGACATGGGTGACACCTTGATAGAAACTAAATCTGCAGAATTGACTGTACACCAGGTTAATCCGGCTTTTATCCATACGATATGGCCGCAGGTTAATTATATGCTTCTGCGTGGGCTTGAGCATTCGCAGAATGAATATGGCGTAGATTACTTAAAGATGCTGATTATTCAAGGCCAACAGATCTTATTGGTAGCAGAAGAAGATGGTAAAATATATGGTGCGGCGACAGTACAATTTGAAAACTATCCCAACGAACGGATCGCCTTTATGACCTGTATCGGGGGAAGAATGATTGCGACGCAAGACTGCTGGAAGCAGTTCTGCGATTGGGCTAAAGCAAACGGAGCGAGCCGGGTGCGTGGATGGGCGCATCCTTCGGTTGCCCGTCTTTGGCATCAAAGATTCGGTGTAGAAAGTACCTACATCGTGGTTGATAAGAAACTATAAGGAGGAATTATGTTACATTGGCATTTTAAGAAGCCAGAATTAGAAATTAAGAACCGAAGGTGGAAAGGTGCGAGTTCGATGCAAGTTTCCTACCCGCAACCTGCTCCACAACCAAGTACTGCTGAAGCGATCAACGCCTGGGTGCAGTCTATGCCTACGGTGTTTGCTGAACAGCAACGCCAGGCTCCTCTTGAGGCGGCACAGCAGATGGCGTTGTATCAGCAGTATGCTCTTCCGTTGGCTCAAGCTGACTATGCAGCTAATGCCGCGCTTTATCCCAAGACAGCCGCTTTACAGGAAACGATGGCGGATCAGGCTACGCAAGGAATGACCGCAACTTCTATGCCAGACTGGATGCGTCAACAGTATCTTTCTGATATGAATTCTCAGTTAGGTACGAATGCAGGTAGCCCTATCGGAGCGGACTATGTCTCAAGAGGTATGCAGAACCAATTATTCCAACAGCAGAAGTACTACAGGGATCTGGGGCTTTCACTTGCTGGCCGACAACCTTTATCACAACCGACGCAACCTGCGACTACGAACTATGCTTCTACATTTACACCCGGTTCGGTAATGAACTACCAGCAACAGGGTTATGGAGCATACACTCAGGCGGCGAGACCGATCGCTGGACAGAGAACACAGGGATCCTATTTATGGGGACTATTCTAAATGAGACTATTTAAACTTATTGATAAGCTCCTCTGGCCGAAGCGGGTTGCCCAAGGCAAACCCTGCAATCAGGGGATCTGGTGGTGGTTAGCTCCAATAATGCAGGCACTTGGCTCTATAGGAAGCGCAGTGGGTGGTGCTGCAAGCGCTATCGGAAGTGGGATAGGTTCGGCTGCCGGGGCAATCGGAGAAGGAATAGGTTCCATAGGTTCGGCTTTAGGTTTAGGCGGCGGATCGACCGCTGCCGGAACTGCCGGGAGTGCTTCTACAGGAGCCGCAAGTATGCTTGGTGTAGGACAAGCCGGCGGAGTAGGGGGACTCGCGGGTGGATCAGGCGCGGGATTAACAAGTGCCTTATCCGCTCCTGCAGTTTCTTCGTTAGCTTCTACTGCTGCGCCTATCGCAACTCATGGTGGTACAGCTCTTGCCACAAAACTCGGTGCTGAAGGATTAGGAGTGACTACCGCAAAAAGTAGTTTATTAAAAGATGTTGCCGGATTAGCCGCGGGAGAATTACTTGGGATTGATCCAAACGCATCCTTAAAAGAAAATGTAGGGAATGTCGCAGTTAAACAAGTAGCAGATGCGAAGAATCAAAAGGAACAGGTCAATGTCAATATTGACAACTCCTTCTCGGGCCAGGCGCCTACGACACAAGCGGCTCCGGCAGCGGGCAAACAGGGCGGAGAGAAACCTTCTCTTTCGCCCGAACAAATGATGCAGTTAGTGCAAATGCTCAAAAGACAGCAAGCACAGGGAGGTTCAGTCCCCCTTGGTGCTTCTCCAACTAAATTTCCGGGAGGATATTACTAATGGCGTGGCTAAGTGATTTATTTAAAGGTGCTTCGGGTGAAGAGGCAAAAAAGAAAATCTTGGAAGAATCTAAACTCCAAGCGGCAATTCGGGATTTTCCGGATTATTCAAATCCTATGCCTGTGAATCCGAGTCTATCTAATGTAATTGCGCAGAATGTACCGCAGGAGATATCGCAAGGAGGAACAAATTCTCCAGGTATAGCGCAAGCGGTTCAAGCAACGATTCAAGATTCCAAAAAAACATTAGGTTCGGATTTAGGGCATTTCATGCAATCCGTAGGCTACGGCATGATCGACAAACCGCTCGGCCGCGAGGCGAACACCTGGGATTATCTCGGCAAAACAATCGGGCAGATTGCGCGATTAAATGAAGGATCGGGATTGAGCGCGGGGCGGTCGATTTATGAAGATAATACTACTGAATACAAGGCGGTCGTAAACGATTTAGGCAATTTAAAAGAAGAAGATATTGTAGGACCTAATAAAATGGCTCTCTACCGAGAATACTTACGCAGGTATCCTTGGGCAAAATCGTTCTTAGCGGAATACTTCGGACTGCCGCGTAACTATGATACCAGCATTGACATCAATGCAGGTCCAGCAGTAAAACCTAAATATCCTATTGGCGGGGAATAAAATGGCTGAGAAACTTAAGAAGGTTATAGATGAAGAAAGTCTACTTAGGGCGAGTGAAAGAGAGAAGTCTTCGTTAGCTAATTTTGTTAAGGCGTTAACATCTGGAGAATTATATTCAGGTTTACTTAAAGGTGCGGCAATGGCAGGATCGCCAGTTCCGCAGACCATATCTAAACAGATTACCCCACAAGAACAAGTTGCGGCACAGCAAGCTACGGATTATCCACTTAGGCAATTGGCAAGAGTTTATGAACCTGCGCGATCGGCGGCGGTTGGGGCAATTATGGCTCCTTCAGGAGAACGATTAGAGAGTGCTAGCAAGTCAGCTTTAGCTACTTTCTTAAATCCAGATGAAGCCCGTAGATTAAGTTCAGAACTTCCGTTCCAAGAATGGGAACAAGGATCAACTGCGGCATTGATACCCCGTGCTTTACTTTCAGCCGGAGAAGATGTCGCTACTTATGCAGGACCAGGCATAGTAAAAGCCGCCTTACGACAGAATTTATTAGAGAAAACTTTAGCGAAGGAATTAGATAAAGAAGCCACGCAGGTAGTACGTTCTTCTAAATTTATGCCTACCGGTTGGAAAGCAGAAGAAACTTTAAAGGATGTTTACAAAACGCAACGCTTAAAAGAAATAACTGCTCCACAAGCAGAGGCTACACTTATTCAGCAACCAGGAGTAATTGGACAACCTTATCAAATTAGTCAAACTGGTCCAAGTCTGTTGCAAGATTGGGCAAATAGACAATCTACCGTAAGAATGCTTTATGAAGATCTTAAATCCCAAAAGGGTGAACTTAATATTCCTGGTAAGAAAGGTCCTATAGATATAACTAAGAAAACGGCTCAAGAAGCAGTTGCTAACCTTCCTAAACCTTCTGTATCTGGAGCGGCTACCAAAGCTATTCCTGCCGCCATTCTCCAGAATATATATAAAGGTAAGCCAATTAATCAGGCGACCCTAGATAAATACCCTGAATTAAAATCAGGTAAACATATAATAAATTCACCAGAGGATGTAGCCGTGGCGGCCGCCTTCCGCCCCAAGGCGGTAGAGGCGCAGAAGGAATTAGATGTGATACATGATCAGGTAATTGCGGAGAACCCCGGGGTGAAGCGGATCTCAGGCGACGAAGCGGTGACGGCTGAGATGCGGGCGAAGAGTCCGACCAGCGCGGCATTGAAAGTTAATCGTAGGAAAATTGAAGAAAATAGGCTTGATTATCATGTAAGTATGATAAAGGACTGGGCCAGGCAGACGTTTATCGTTCCGGATATGGCCTCTCATGGACCGGGAGTCATCCAATCTTTTATTAAAAAGTATCCAGAAGCGAAGATCAAGACTTATCTAACTAAGCCGCATCCGTCGGGATATATGGGGGTATTTCTGGATGCAAAAGCAAGCAATGGGGTCGGAGTAGAAGATCAGTTAATTATGGGGGATGATGGTTGGGCGCTTAAATTAAAAACGGACGAATTGTATCGTCCGTTCCGGACCATGAATGTGAATAAGTTAAACGAAGCCGAAATGGCTGAGTATAATAGATTGCGCAAAGAGACCGAAAAGCTTTATTTGGATTTCTTTGCTAAGAAGGGCTATTCTGCGGGTTCTTTGAGTGAACTTGAGTCTTCGATCAAGGCCGCTGCTTCCTCGTCAGTTATGCCGTCTGCGTCAAGTACGGAAGCCATGGACATTGAAGGTTTAACCCAGGCTCGTTTAGAAGGGGAAAAAGCCAAGAGTTTATCAGCGTCAATCAATATGCCACTTTCTGTTAGTGCAAATCGTAACATTGGTACCACCTCCAAACAAAGTGTATCACAACAGACAATGAATGTCAAGGG